GTAACGTTCAATAGATTAGCATCGATACGTTTTGCAATCTCTTCTTCAGCCATTTCCATAGAGATATAGAGTACATCATGACCTTGAGATATTGCTGCAGCAGCACAGTGACACATGAACAAAGATTTACCAACGCCTGTACCTGCCAGTGCAATACTCAAAGTCTTTAGTGGCAAACCACCTTTAGATATTTTATTGAAGATATCCAGATCAAATGGTATTCTAGATTCTTTACGATGATAGAAGTCATAACGAGATTCAGCATCACTGATATAATCATGACCAACGTTCGAATCAAATGATACTGCAAGAGCATCACTTAACAGTTGTGGTATTTCACCTTTAGATTTTTTCTGTTGTTTGTCATCAAGAATACCAACAGATTCCATGATAGCATTGTAGATGGCTTTATCTTGGCAAAACTTTTCGGTTTGTGCAATCAGCCATTGTTCTTCGGAAGGATTATCTTTGTCGTTGAAGATATCACTTAGAAGATTTATACCTTTGCGTACTTCTTCTTCAGTGTATTTGTTGGACTCTGTAAAGTTAATTACTAGTGCTTCGTGTGTGGGTAGTGTGTTGTATTCATCGCAAAATTTACCAATCTCTTTGAATAGATTTTTTTCAGTTACATCTTCAAAATAATCTTGACGTATGAATGGTAATACTTTACGAGTGAAACTCTCGTTGTAAATCAGGTTCTTTAAGATTGTTTGTTCTAGTCTGTTCATTATCTATGATTAATTCCGTTAGTAAGTCACCTAGTATTGTAACAAATTCTTGACTATTTTTCAAGTCATCCATATCATGTGTACCTGGATCAATAATATCATATTGAAATTTTAATTTTGGTGGATATTCTTCTTCGATAAATTTGACATTGAAGTATTGGAATATAACACTAGAAAAAGTACCTCTGGTCAATTCGACAGCTGTACTTTCTTCATCAGGTAGATATATGAATTCGTAATCTATGAATTCGTTAAACTTCTTCTTCGGCAGTTTCGGCTGGAGTTTCATCTTCTCCAAGAATGCTTTTATAAGTGATCTCATATTTACTCTTTACATATTCTTTAAATTTGTCATCGTTCAAAAGTGGTAACCAGAAGTCTGATGTTTGTGTATCAGCAAGTCTCATCTTGTCACCAATCTCACCTGTCTCTTGATCTACCTTTGCATACCAACCATTAGAAGGTTTACTTACGAAATTGCCTTCGAGTGCGATATCCATAAGGCCAGACCACTTACTAATGCCGCCATCAAAAGATACACTGATAGGAATTTTAGATTTTTCTTTAACGTACCTAGATTTCTCAACGTTAATAATGAAGTTATAGCCTGTAATTTCTGTTCCATCTTTTTCTTGTTGTCTCCCTAGAATGTAGATGTTATCGGCAGAATAATATGAACCTGTACCACCACCAACAATATCTTTAGGATACAAACCAATTTCTTTGTATGTATGGTTAACTACAACCATTGGTATATCTTTCATCGTCAAGTGAAGGAATTGATGCTAAGTTACCAATAGAATCAAGAATGATAATCAACTTATCACCACGTTCAATGTTCTGTAACTGTTGCATGATATCAAACTTCAACTGTTCAATATCTGTAAGTGGTGTATGCAATACACGTTCCATATCGATATCAAACGTTTCAAAATATTTGATTGGTGTACCAAATTCTGAATCATAGAATAACAGTATCGCTTCCGGATATTGCTTCATGTATGATTTGGCCATCAATAAACTAAAAGCAGTCTTGAAGTGTTTAGAGGGACCTGCCCACATAGTAAGACCCGGTGTTAAACCACCATCTAATCTACCTGATAATGCCACATTAACCATTGGTACTTCTGTTGGTACTACATCTTTATCATTAAAGAACTTCGACTTAGATAATATAGAACTATCTTTGATGGTCGAATTCTTTTTTAATTTATCGAGTAAGCTCAAAACGAATCTCCTTTAAAATTTGCAATCTCACGTTTAGGAATAACTTCAACATCATTATCTTGAAATAAAGGTTCTAATGTCTGAGTTGGTATATACTCCTGTTTCTTTTTCTTAACAGGCACTTTCTTTTCAGGTACAGGTTCTTCTTTTGCTTGTTTATATCTTTGATATGTTTGATTCGAAGCAATCAATAATAATATTGCCAAAGGATCAAAAACAAAAATGATAATCATAATAACAAAACGTACAGCTTTATCTATGAAAGATGGATCATTTTTTTCATATAAAAGTTCGGCAATGTAACGAATCGGACCTACTTCTGCCATAAGTTTATTCTCTACTGTTAGTAAAGGCAACTTCTGTTCAGTAATAGATTTCAATTCTAATTGCGCTTCTTGTATATTTTTATCTATCTTCTTAGAGGCAGTTGCAGGATCACCTGCACGTTGCATTAGATATGATAGCCTCTCATTTACAATCTTTTCTTGTTGATTTAAAGTTTGTAATTGTACACTATTACTTCCCACTTCTATGTTAGTTTCAATATGCGCTCTTGATAAGTAACCAAAAATTCCCATCGATGTTATACCCATCAATAAGAAAATAGATACTAGAAAATAGTAACGCATAATTCGCACAGTATCAGACCAATTGTTATATAGCCAAGATACTGTTACCAATTTGCTTATCTCTAAAGTAGTGCCCATAATCACAACAGGTAAAAAAGAACCTGGAAATATTTGTGCAAGTCCTACTACAGAATAATATGCCGCTACTCCCGATAGAGCAATTGCTGTTAGAAATGGTAAAATAATTTGTATCATCCGAATAAACTCTCTAATGTGTTTCGCCTTTCAACTTCCCAACCAACACAATCTAGAATAACTTTAACTGGTTCTACGAAAGACTTTTGAAATTGTGTATCATAATCAATATAATCTTGAAGGCCTAACTCTTTAGGTAATCTAACTGGAAAAGAAATGACTGTATCTTTAAGCGGATTAGGTGTACGTAGGTAAGTAAATTTAAGTTTCTCACCTTCTTGAATGACCTGATACTTAGTTGTCAACCCATTATCTTTCAAAAGTTTATTATAAAGAATTGCACCCTTCACATGAATAGGTGTGCCTTTTTTATATAGTGTAACAGAATCAGAGTACTCACGCAAGCCATTTAAACCACGTGGAAAAGAAATATCTTCAGCAGGTAATGTTTTAAATTCTTCCTTAAATTCCGAAATAAATTTTTGTACATCATCTTGTGTGCCGTTCATGATGATCTTGATTAGTTCCCACATCTTCTCACGTACCGCAGATGGTGTTGAAGATTTAACCATCTCTAAACCCATAACTTTGATTTTAGGTTCTTTGTATTGAACACCTTCATTGTTATGTACGTTTAGAATGTAACGCTTCTTGGCAGTCCAGATACCTTTATCTGATAATGCCTCACGTTTCATTTGCATTTTTTGGTCGTATGCGTGGACATAATCAGCAAGTTCTTTATAACTCTTATCAATAAATGGTTGAATCTTCTCCTCACATACCTTATCCATGAATTGGATGACCTTAGATGTGTCTTGTGTTTTTGATTCACCAAACACACTTTGTACCAACCCACCAAGATTGAGATATATCGAATCCGTATCTGAAGCAATAACATAATCTGTATCCGTCTTTAATATTTTATTAACATATTGATTTAGTTTGGCTTCAATCCAACGAATCGATAACTGACCTGCACTAGTAACAGCAAGTGCTTGTCTCAAATCATAGAATCTAAAGAACTGCGAACCCAATGCACCGTAAGCGGAGTTTAATGAAACTTTCTTAGCAAGTTGTAGGTTATCATAACGAGCAATTCTCTTCGATAATCTTTCTTTCTCTTCTTTAGTTGTTGCCTTTTCATACTCTTGTTTCGCCTGAATCATCATCTTCTTATACTTCTTACGATCTTCATACATAGACTCCATCATTCCAGGAAGAAAACCTTGTTTATCTGTTCTGAAATATTGTCCATTAGGTGTTAGTGTTACATTGCTGAGTTTAGAAGTATCTACCTGTTTAGCCAACAAGTTATCAACCGTAACACCTTGCATGATAATGTTACGCATATCATCTGTGTACTCATAGGGTTCAATCAACGTCTCTGGAGAGATATTGTATTGCATGAGTAGATGTGGATATAGACTGTTCAAGTCAAACGAAGCAACCCAATCATGTTTGCCAACTTGAGGTTCTTTTACATATGCACCTTCAAATGCTGAATTCTTTTGTTGAAAACTTTTCTGCGGAACAACAATACCTTTCGATAATAGATGGCAATAGATAAGAGAATCCCACATGCGAGTTTGAGCAAAGATATCTTCATAGTTTGTTTTAGTATCATAGGCAAGAGTTAAGCCAAGTTCTAGTAGTTTAAGTTTCTCTTCTAGTTTAATAATCAAGTCAACGTCTTTGATGTTATACTCGATAAACTTTTGATAGTTCAATCGATACAATTGATGTAAGTTATCATACTCATCAAATGACAATTTACTTTCACCAAGTTCTACGTTAGCAATATTATCCAACTTATACGACTCTTGTGATTTACCACCCGGCGCATACCACTTGTATAGTTCGATATAATCAAGGCACGCTATGCCGTAAATAGAATAAGAATGTAACTGTCTTCCCATTTTAGTTTCAGTCTTAGCATAGATGTAATTCCATGGAGAAAGTTTCTTTGCAAAGTCTTCACCCATAACTTTATTGATTCGATTAATCAAATAAGGAATATCAAAGAACTCTACATTCCATCCTGTAATTACATCAGGAAAGTTATCACGCCAATCATCAATAAAGTTTTTACATAAATCATATTCATCTTTACATTTGACATATGTAACATCATCATTAGTGTTATTGAAATCACCGCAACCATATACAGTCATACCACCATTCAATTGACGTATTGCAATTGCTGTGATGGGTTCAGATGCACGTTGTGGGTCAGGAAAGCCATTCTCAGAACCAACTTCAATATCGATTACTGCGATTGATAGATGTGAAATATCCCAATCGATATCGTTAGGATGTTCATCAGCAATAAATGAATATTGAAATCTTTCTTGGCCATAGATTTTGAAATTATCTACACCTTCATACTTCTTAAAGAAGTCTTTGGCTGCTCTCATACCCTCAAACTTCATAGGTTCGAGATAATCGCCTTGTAGATTTGTAAACTTGGTAACTTTCTTGGAAGGCAAAAACAAAGTCGGCGCATACTTTATTTCTAAGTTAATGCGCCGACCATCTTTAACTCCACGATATAAAACTTTGTCACCGTAGATTTGGATGTTTGTATAATATTGATTAGTCATTCATTAGATTTTCATTCCAGCAGGGGCAATTTCAATACCAGAACCAAAGATTCTGTTATATTGATTCTCTAATTCTAACATAGGTGTTGTAATTGTCAATACATCTATTGATTGAAATTTAATACCTGTGCCAAATTCTTGGCAGTACTCTAAGAAAGGTGAAAATGCAATACCACCAGTATCACCTGCGGTCTTTGGTGGCACATTAACAACTTGTACAGGTTGTTTAACCATAACTGTACCAGCAGATTCAGTTACATCACCAATTACTGTATGATTAGTTTTGAATGTAATTAGTTTAATGGGCATTTGACACCTCATAAGAAGCATCTAATACACCTAATGTTACCCACTTTTTAGGGAACAACATCTCACGACCGGCAAAGTCTTTCATGTTATAATTAGGATCATCAACCAATCCTAACACCTCAACTTGTTTATCAAT